TAGCGAATCTTCAAGTAAGAGAGCGCATAGCTCCAATCACATCAGCGCAGTATCTAGAAGCAAACATCAAGGCAGCACTCGGAGACGATGAAGCTCGCCGTACAGTTCGCGCAGCGGATGATTCCAGCACAACGAACACTGGTCTCACTTTGCCACAGCATCTCAACACTTTCATTACTGATACATTCACAGGTCGCCCAGCGTTTAACGCTTCGACTCGTGGAGCATTGGTTGATTCAGGACTTTCATTTACAGTCCCTCGCATGTACACAAATGCTTCGGCTTCAGCTAATACTGCACCAACAGTTGCAGACACAGACGAAGGCGTTGCACCATCTGAAACAGGCATGACTTCCGCTTATGACACAGTAACTATTAACAAGTTTTCTGGTCTACAGCGCATTTCATTCGAGTTAATTGACCGCTCATCACCTGCCTTTATGGAATTGGTTATGGCTGAATTAAGAAAAGCTTACGAGAAGGCGACAGACTCTGCTCTTATCTCTGCTTTGACAACAAGCGGAAAGCAAGATGATGGACGCGCTTTATCAGCAGCAGCTCTCCAGTCATTTATCTCTGTAAACGCTGCAAAGATTTACGGCAACACAGGTGGAGACTACGCATCAGCACTTGTCGCATCACCTTCACAGTGGGGTCAGATTATGTCATACGCTGACACAACAGGTCGTGCGCTTTACACTGCTGCATCACCAATGAACCAATCAGGCTCAGCTCGCCCAACATCAGTTGTCGGTGACGTGCTTGGTACTAACCTCATTGTTGACCACAACATCACAACAGGAACTGGCGATAACTCAATGTTCCTTGTTGCACCTTCATCAGTTTACACATGGGAATCACCAACAACCCAGCTTCGCGTAAACGTTCTTACATCTGGTGAGGTTGAAATTAACCTTTACGGATACCTTGCAATTTACGTTGCAAAAGATGGCGGTGGAGTTTACCGCTATAACTTCCAAGCTTAATCAGCTTGAACTAAGTCGCTTAGTGGGGGTGCCGGAGCCCTTGCACTCCCACTAAGTCTTTAGAAAGGGAAACATGGCACTCACGACCGTTAGTGAACTTCGCAGCGCACTTGGCGTTGGGACTTTGTACACCGATGCCGTCTTGCAAGAAGTCTGCGATGCCGCTGATAATGTATTGTTACCTTTCTTATGGAAAAACGATGTGCCAATCGTTGCACATAGCAGCGCTTCAACAGTAGGTACTCTTTACTTTAATGAACCAATCACAGATATATTTTATGTGGGTCAATCGGTTGTCATAACCAATTCAGGAAGCCGCTATAACGGGACAAAGACAATTACCGCAGTAAGCGAATATTCATTTAACATTACGATTACAGCTGGCAGCAATAACCCTTATCACGCAATCCAGCCATTTGGCACAGCGTCAGCAGAAACTTATACAGATTATTCTGCGGTACCATCTATTCAAATTGCAAGTCTCTTAATTGCCGAAGCAATATGGCAAGCTCGTCAAGCGCCAAGCGGACAAGGAATGTCAGTAGATGGATTTACCCCATCTCCATTTACAATGTCTAATACTTTAGTCGCACGAGTAAGAGGTTTAATAGCGCCGTATCTTAGCCCGAATTCGATGGTGGGGTAGCCATGCCAACAGCGATAACTACCCTACGCGCATCCTTAGCAGCGGCTTTAGTAGATAATTCTCTTTACTCTGTTTTTAGTTTTCCACCGGCAACGCCTATCGCAAATTCAGTAGTTATAATTCCGGCAGACCCGTATCTTACTTTGAACAATAATCAATACTCATCTATTAGCCCTATGGCTAACTTCTCAATACAAATATTTGTGCCGCTCATGGATAATGAAGGCAACCTAAACGGGATAGAGACAATGCTGGTAGCTGTGTTTAATAAGCTTGCTAACTCAACTATCCAGATGAATATTGGCAGTGTAAGCGCACCTAGCGTATACGCATCTGCCACGGGCGATTTGCTTACGTGCAATTTGTCCGTTTCAACACTGACAGAATGGAGCTAGACATGACCGATACATCTAATGCGGCTTGGCTTGAAAGAATCGGTCAAGTTAAGCCAGAGACAACAAAGCCAGCTACACCGACAAAGAAAGAAGAAGAATAAAAATGGCACAATTTATCAATAACAAGGTCGGCGTAAAGCTCGGCGCTACAAGCCCTGCATCTACCGACCTAAGCGCGTATTGCACATCATTTACTCTTAACAGAGCATTTGAAGAAATCCCTGTCACCGTTATGGGAGACCTCGGAGTGCGCCAAATCGCTGGTCTAGAAACTTCAACTTTGACCATCGAATTTATTAATGACAACGCTGCATCTGCAGTACTTCAGACACTTAACACATTGCTAGGCACAAACGCTTACTTTAAGGTTGCTAACGACAAGTCAGCCGTCGGCTCAGCTGCAAATCCTTTCTGGACTGGTCTTGTGTTGATTAACAACATTACTCCAATTAACGGCGCTGTAGGCGATTTGTCTACTCAGTCTGTTACATTTAACGTATCCGGTGACGTCACAAAGACTGAAACTGGCACATTCTAATAACTAACTAAGGGGCTAAAAATGGCAAAGCTAGTAATAACAATGAAAGACGGAAATGTACATGACGTGGAAATTACCCCGCGTTTAGAGTATAACTTTGAGCAGCACGTGGGCATGGGCTTCCACAAAGCCTTGCTTGAATTATCCCGTCAATCGGACATCTATTGGTTAGCTTTTGAAGGCTTACGCCTAGCCGGCGTCCAGATAAAGCCAATGCCGGATTTCTTGGACTTAATCACGAAAGTGGACGTCCTAGATTCTAGCCCTTTGGCATAGAGCGGGGCTCTATAACATATCTCGCAACTCGTTTGAGTTATGAATATGGAGTCCCGCTCAATACCATTATTGATTTATCGCCTAGAGCTTTTAAGGCGCATATAGAGGTACTCAAAGATTTAGCGAAGGAGCGAGAAAATGCCAGTAGAGGTAGTAGGAGCCGTCGCACTTCGTAAGGCATTAAATCAATATGCTCCGGATTTAGCAAAAGAATTAACTAAAGAGTTAAACGCAGTTCTTAAACCCGTAGTAACACAAGCTCGCTCCTATGTGCCAATGACTTCACCTATGCGCGGTTGGATAAACGACAGCGGTGATGGCAGTTCGCTTAATGCCGCTACTTCTATGTTTCGTAAAGGCAGGTTTCCGGCATACAACGGCGCTGAAATTAAACGTGGAATTATTTACAAATCTACGCCATCTAAACCTAACGGGGCAGGATTTATAAATAATGTTAGAATTCAAAACACTACATCCGTTGGAGCAATTTATGAAACAGCTGGACGCAAAAATGGGCAAGGGCAGGATTGGGTAGGTCCTAAAGCGGGTGGAGCATCTAAGGGCGTTTCTCGCTCTATCAATCCTTATGCGGGCAATCAATTTATTTCTAATCTAGGCAATCTCTACGGACCTAACCGTAGAGGAGACCATCGCATGATGGGACGTTTAATCTTCAGAGCATGGGCTAATACTCAGGGCAAGGCTAACGCTTCAGTAATCAAAGCTATAGAAAACACTACAGCTAAATTTAATAAGCGCGCCGAATTTGTTGACCTTAGGAGAGCCGCATGAGTAATGTAGCAATTAATATTCTTGCCGAATTTGTTGGCAAGAAAGCGTTTAGGGATGCTCAAAGGTCTGTCAGCTCTTTAGAAAAATCTGTCGTCAAATTAGGTAGGGGTCTTGGGCTTGCACTAGGTACTACAGCCATTGCAGCTTTTGGAAAGACATCACTAAAAGCATTTGCAGCCGACGAGGCGGCAGCCCAGCGTCTAGCTACAGCTGTAGACAATTTAGGGCTTTCTTATTCACAAGTACGGGTATCTGATTTTATTTCTCAAACAGAAAAATCTGCAGGAATTTTAGATGATTCTTTGCGTCCGGCAATGCAAGCCCTGCTGACAACTACTGGTTCATTAACAAAATCCCAGGAACTTCTTAATAACGCAATACAAATCTCGCGTGGTACGGGCATAGATTTAGCTACTGTTTCTCAAGATTTAGCTAACGGGTATGTGGGAATTACTAAAGGATTAAAAAAGTATAATACTGGGCTTACTCAATCTGAGCTTCAATCAAAATCTTTTGCAGACGTTTTGGGAATTCTTCTTGCAAATTCAGCCGGAGCAGCCCAGGCGTATTTAACTACTACATCTTACAAAATGGACGTACTTAGAGTTGCAACCGAAAACGCTAAAGAGACAATAGGCAAAGGCTTAGTTGATGCATTTGCGCGAATTGGCGGCGGCACTGAGGCTTCAGATGCGGCTAAGTCTATTGACAATATTGCAAAAGCAGTTAGCTCAGTTGTCATAGCTCTAGGAACCGGCATCGGTCTTATAGAAAAATTCCGTAAGGCTTACACAAATTTTCTAGCCGGTGGCGATATTGATAATATTAGAGCTGGCGCAAAGCCTTCAACTAATCGGTCAGCTTCTCCAGCTGGAACAGCTAAGCGTTTTGCTCAACAGAGACTAGCCGAAGCCGCTGCAGCGAAGCGGGCTAAAGAGCTTGCAGCTCTACAGGCTAAGCAAGTCAAAGCCCAAAAAGAATTGACAGCCGAGCAAAAAAAGCAAGCCGCGCTCAAGAAAGCTGCCGGCGTATTTGATATAGAGCAAGCCAATCTCATTGCAGCTTTGACTCGCAATATTACAAAAGAAGAAGAATTAAGAGCGAAAGCCCAGTTAGCATTACTTAATAACAATGAGGTGGTAGCAACTGCCTTGACTAAGCAAATTCTGTTGTCGCAGGATGCAACCGGCAATCTTTACAAATTGTGGCTTACCTTGCCAGATGCTAAGAATCCTTTTCAGTATCTCGAAGGCTATCTCGACATGCTTAAGGGAAAAATTGCGACTACATTTACTTTAGACCCCAGTACACTTCCACCAGAATTAAGAAAAGATGCACCAATTATTGTTGTACCAGATACAAATGCTTCAGTTGGCGCATTTCCAAAAAGCCAGCCTGGGGACTTTCGTAGAGCCGAAGAAGCTTCAAATAGGACTGGACCTATTCAGGTAGTAGTTCAAATTGACGGAAAAGAAATAGCTTCGTCAAATCAATCTCAATCCTTATCAGGTACACCATCCTCATTAAGCCGAGTATCAGGAATGTTTGGCGGCTAATGGCGCTCCCAGCAAATATATCTGTTTCGTTTGATTTTAGCTCGGGCGCAACTTTTGGCACGGGTTTTGTTTTAGGAGATGCTAAATACGGCGTAATTGGTACATCTAGTTTTAGTTCATCTGACGTAGTACTTCCCGTAGTTGACCTAACTCCAAATGTGTATCAGATAACTATCAACCGTGGGCGCAACATACAGCGCGACACTTACGAAGCTGGCACTGCAGTAGTACGCGTTTTAGACCCTGAGTCAAACTTTAATCCTCAGTCAGTCACGTCAATTTATTATCCTTATTTGACTCCGTTGCGTAAGATTCGTATAGCAGCTACCACAGCGACCACTGATAAGTTTCTATTTAGCGGTTACATAACAGATTACAAATACTCATATCCGACAAATCAAGAAACTGGGTATGTCGACATTTATTGCAGCGATGCCTTTAGGCTTTTTCAAATGGCTAACGTAACCACAATTACGGATGCCACCGCTTCACAAGACACGGGCACAAGAATCAATAAGATTCTGGACGAAGTATCTTTTCCTACATCCATGCGTACCGTGGCAACCGGAGCAAATACATGTGTTGCCGACCCTGGCACGGCTCGCACTTCTCTAGATGCCTTGAAAAATGCTGAGTTCAGCGAGACCGGAGCTTTTTACCTTGACGGCAGTGGCACTGCAATCTTTAAGAGCAGGGCTGAAGTTATGAGCTCTTTAGCCGCTACACCTATTGAGTTTAATCAAACTACTGGCATACCTTATAAAAATCTTAAATATGCCTTTGATGACAAGCTCATCATAAATTCTGCCACCTTTACTCGCGTGGGCGGAGCGGCTATTACGGTCTTTGACCA